AAGGTTAAGGAGGTTACAGATGCACTTAAGAATACCCTTCAGGTAATTACAACTCTAGAGGGCCTTAAGGAAAAGGTAGAATCTGAGAATGTAGCACAGAATAAGGTTAGAGCTGGAGCCAAGATAAACAAATGGGAGCAATAAGAAATAAGAATGGTATATGGATTAATACTGCTCCCTTTAGAGAAGCTGGTAATAGGTTTATAACCTCTGGTAGATATACTAATGCTCTTCCTGGGACATTAGAATTTGATAGATTTTGGGATGAGGAGTATAATAGGTGTTTAAATGGATATGAGGTAGGAGGTGCTAAGATTACTGGTAAGCATTACTTCTATCTAAACTATTGTCTCATTAATAAGGTAAACTTGACTGATGATAATAGAGGTAAGAGGAAAGTCTCTAAGGGTTTCTTACTGCCTGACTTTTGGGATGGTGATTATGAGTACTTCTGGTTTTTAGAGATAGCAGAGAATGGTATAGATCCCCTTCTTATTCCTTCTCTCCATCTAAATAATAAGGTTTTATGGACAGAGGGAGGAAAGAGTATGATTGTAGGTAAAGCAAGAAGAAGGGGTTTCTCTTATAAGAATGCTGCTACTATAGCTTGGGAATATACCTTTATTAAGAAAAGCTTAACCTTAGTTGCTGCTTATGATAAGAAGTATCTATTCTCAGAGATTGGTATCTTTACTAAGGTTATGGATATGCTCAATCACTTAAATGAGCATTGTCCTGCATTTAAGAGAAGCAGGCTTGTTAATAAGATAGCTGATGGTAGAATTAAGAGTGGTTATATTGAGTATACTGATGATGGTACAGAACTCTCTAAAGGACATCAAAGTTCTATTACTTGTGTATCCTTTCAGAATAACCCTGATGCTGCAAGGGGTGCTGATGCATCTAAAATTATTGTAGAAGAAGCAGGTACTTTCATTAATTGGAATGAGAGTTACTATGCTATGGAACCTTCTATTAAGGCAGGGGATTATTATACTGGTATGATGATTGTCTTTGGTACTGGTGGTGATATGGAAGCTGGTACTATTGATTTTGCAGAGATGTATTATAATCCTGATAATTATAATATGATGCCTTTTGAGAATGTATGGGATGAGGATGGATTACCTGATAAGAGTGCAGGGTTCTTCTTTCCTATGTATCAGAATTATGAAGGGGCTTATGATAAGGAGGGTAACTCTGATATACCTAAGGCTAAGGAGCTTTTAACGAAGCTTAGGGAAAATAAGAAGGCTAAAGCAAAATCTCCAGAAGAATATCTTAGACATACTACTGAGTATGCTTGGTCACCAGCTGAAGCCTTTCAAATAATCTCTAATAATGTATTTCCTACAGAAGACCTAAGAAGACAACTAGGACTCTGTCAAACTAAAGATGAGTATAAGGGTATCTGTGGTAGAATGTCTTATGATGAGAGAGGTAATCCAGAATTTATTCCAGACTTATCTTTAAGACCTTTAGAGTATAGAGATAAAAGTTTAGATAAGAGTGGTTGTATACAAATATGGGAAAAACCAACCCCAGGCACCTCGTATAATTTATACACTGGAGGACTAGATCCTTATGCTACTGATGAGGCTAATTATAGTGAGTCTTTAGGTTCACTCTTTATCTTTAAGAGGTATGCTATAGGTGAGGAAACTCATGATCTTCCAGTTGCAGAGTATACAGGTAGACCACAGAACTTTAAAGAGTTTTATGATCAATGTATTCTCTTAATAGAGTACTATAATGCAAGTTGTCTATATGAGAATAACATCAACAATTTCAAAACTCACTGTGAGAACAAACATAAGTTACATTTACTATCCAGAACACCTAGTATTGTCAAGGCTGCATCTAACCAACACACCAACACCTATGGTATCAGAGTTGTCGGCAATTCATATTCCTCTGTTAAGAATGAACTCATTACCTATGTAAATAACTGGTTAAGAGAGGAATATGAGGATGGTAAGAGTAATGTATATAAGATAAAGAGTGTAGGCTTACTACAAGAACTCATCTCTTATAATAGTAGAGGTAACTTTGATAGATTTATATCCTTCTCATTATCTCTTATTAGAAGTATAGAGTTAACTAGAATACAACCTGTATTTAAAGACTCGTATAAGAGGAATGGTAGAGATTTTTTCTCTTCTAGATTATTTAGTAACTAATGATTCCACCTCTCCCAGAACAACGAGTACCTCAGAAAACTAAGGAAACCTTAGATTGGCAAAAGAAATGCATTATTGCCCTTGTAGGTAGAGCATACTCTAATCTCTCAGGATCCCGTACTTCTAGAGAGGCTAAACAAATTAATTATGATCTCTTTAACTCTATTGTTAATATAGAAGATTTCTCATATGTTACTAAGCCTTATGGTGTTGATATTCACGACAGTATTGGTAATCTTCCTGCTAATTTTCAGGATTATAATATTGTGCGTTCTTCAGTTTTACAACTGGTTGGTGAAGAACTTAAGAGACCATTTACCTATAAAGTTGTCTCCACTTCTGGAGAAGGTTTTAATCAATACCTCCAAGATAAGAAAGAAGCTTTAGAGTATTCTTATCTTGCAATACTTAAGAATGCTTTAGGAGAAAAGACTCAAGCAGAAACACCACAAGAAGTAGAAACTTATTTTACAAATTCTTATACAAACTCTGTTGAGATAACTGCTAATAAACTTCTTCAACATCTTGAGAAATCTCTTCGTCTTAAGAATCACTTTATAAGAGGTTTTCAGAATGCACTTACTTGTGCAGAGGAGGTATATTATGCAGGTATCTTTAATAATGAACCTGTCTTAATTCCTTGGAATCCAATACACTTTGAGTGTGATAAGAATCAAGACTCTCTTTTTATAGAGGATTGTGATTGGGCAGTAGGAAGAATGTGGTTAGATAGAGGACAAATACTAGATTGGTTTGGAGATAGATTGACAGATAAGGATAAAGAGAACTTAAGAAGTGCAGAAATATTTAATGCTACAGCATCATATGGACAGTCCCCAGAAGTCATTACAACAACATACCCACACTACAACTACACAGGTACCAAGATTCTTATGCAACTTGTCACATGGAAAAGTGAGAAGAAAATTGGGACTGCAACTTATCTTGATCAGAATGGTCAAGTACAAAAGAAAGTTGTTGATGAGAGTTTTAAAATTCCTGCAGAACTTAAGGGGGAAATTACAGTTGAGTGGAACTGGATACCAAGAACATGGATTGGGGTGCAAGTTGGACCAACAATCTTCTTTGCTTACGAGAGTCCCTATCAATTCAACACAGTGGATAACCCATACAAGTGTAAACTCCCCTTTATTGGTAGAATATTCAACAACATCAACAGCAAGCCAACCTCACTTGTGGATCTCATTAAGCCCTACCAGTACTTATACAATATAATTTGGTATAGGTTAGAGCTAGAGTTTGCTAAGGCAAAGGGTAAGAAGTTTGTAATGGATATTGCTCAAATTCCTAAATCTAAGGGATGGACAGTAGAGCAATGGATGTATTACTTTGATACTCTGGGTATTGCATTTGTAAACTCTGCTGAGGAAGGTAGAGAAGGAGATCCATCCTCTGTATCCAAGTTTAACCAGTTTACTGGGATTGATATGTCCCTCTCTAACTCTATTCAAGGATACTTCTCAATGCTTAATAAGATAGAGGAAGCAGTAGAGAATATTACTGGTATCTCTAGACAGAGAAAGGGACAAATAAATACCTCTGAGACAATGGGAGGTGTTGAAAGAAGTATTGTACAGAGTAATGCTCTTACTGAGATATACTTTCATGAGCATTCTATGGTTAAGGAAAAGGTACTAGAACATCTTTTAGAGATAGCTAAGATTGCCTACTCTACTAATGAACATGGAAAGTTAGTATTTGATGAGTTCTCTAGAACAGTCTTAAATACTAAATCCCTCTTAAATACAGATTTTGGATTATATGTATCTGATAGTATTAAAGATAATGCTATCCTTGAGGGATTAAAGAATATTGCTAAGGAGGGTATATCCTCTGGAACCCTTCAATTCTCTAATCTTATTACTCTTCTTAAAACCAACTCTATTGCTGAAGTTGAGAATGATATTAGAGAAGCTGAGAAAAGAAAACAAAAACTTCAAGAACAACAGACTGCTACTCAACAACAACAAATTGAGAGTAATGAAAGGATTGCTAGAGAGAAAATGGATAGAGAAGAAGCTCAAAAACAACTTGATAGAGAATCAAGACTTAGGGAGGCTGAGATTAGAGCTCTTGGAAGTATTGGTATGAGTAATCCTGATGTAAATCAAAATGCTATACCTGATGTAATGGAAGCTACTAAAGTTTCTTTACAACAATCTAAACAACAGTTTGAGCAGGTTGAGAAACAACAAAAAATGGAACTTGAGAAAACTAAGATGCAGATGCAACAAGAAATGCAAAATAGAGAAAACTCTCAACAAAATAAAATTCATGCTGATAGAATGAAACTTGAGAATAATAAACTTGCACTTAAGAAAGAAGAGATATCTCTTAAGAAGAAAGCACTTAAGTATAAACCTAAAAGTAAATAACGTATAAAATTAAAAACATAAAAATATGCCTATTGTAGAAGAAGTTAAAAAAGTTACTCCTGTAGTAGAAGAAGTTAAACCTTCTCCTATTAATAAAGAAGAAATTGTAGTTAAACTTGCAGAGTTAGCTTCTATCTTTAGAAACTTATATGGAGAACAATTGAATCCTGTATTTGCAGAGATTCATAAATCTCTCTCTAATGCTCAATATAAAATTATGCAAAATCTTTAATAGAAAAGATGAATAAAGCAGATGCTTTTATGGGAAACTATGGAAATCTTATTGGTTCTGTTGGAACTAGTATAGCTTCATTTATCAATGCTAATAAAAAACAAGACCCTACAGGAAGACCATATAAAACAGGAACAAAAAATTTAAATACTAATATGAAGAAAATAAAATACCAAGAAGGTACTATGGGAGCAAAACCTTCTTTTGAATCTTTTATGTCAGATGATATTAGAAGAACTAGTACAGGATTAACTCCTACTTCAGTTTATGGTACAACACCTGCAAAAAAAGCTGTTGTTAGACAAAAACCTGCAATGACTGCTGAAATGCAAAGAGTTGCAAGACTTCAGCAGAAGATGAGAGATGCTGGATACAACATTAAAGTAGATGGTGCTTGGGGAAAAGAAACTCAAAAAATCTATGATTCTTATATTAAAGATAAAGCAGCAGATGCCTCTAGAAGAAGTACTGTAAATATGGGACAAGGACCATTAGCTACTCAGCCTAAAGTTGCTCCTCAAGCAAAATCAAATACTTATAATCCTCTTGATAGTCCTGTATTAAGACAAGCTGCTAATGATACTCAAGCTAGAATGAGTAAAGAACAAGCTATTGTAGATGCTAAAGCAAGAGCTAGACAAGCTGAGATTGCTAGAAACTCACAATCTCTTCCTTCTGCTACATTATCTAATAGATTTACTTTTAATGCCAGTGATAAAGGACAAGGTCAAGACTTTACTACAGCTCAAGATAATGCTCTTAAACAAAATAAACTTGTAGGTACAGGAGCAACTAGTAAAAACTCAACAAGAGTAAAAACATTTGCAGATGGTACTAAGAAACTTTCAGGATATAGTAAACTAGATAGTAAATTAGGAGGTATTCTTCCTGGAGGTGTAACTAGAGCTGAAGCTAAAGCTATGAAAGCTGCTAAAAATAATCCTGTTGATTCACCTACTGATTATTCATTAAGTTTAGGAAGAAAACCTTTTAAACCAGAAGCTGTACAAAAGGCTACTGAAAAACAATATGGTGGCCCAGTATCTACTGAAAAAAATCCTATTCTTTATAAAGAAGAACCAGCAGCTCCAGCTAAAAAATCTCTTAAACAACAGTATGAAGATAATAAAGGAGGTTATGCTAGAGCTCTTAAAAGTGGTAAAAAAGATGCTCAAGGTAATGCAATTGATCCTAATACAGGACTTGCTTATAAAATACTTCCTGCTAAAACTAAAGGAACTGGAGGTAAAACAACTACTCCTTCTAAAGAAAACCCTTTATTTAAAAATGGTGTAGCTGTTAAGAATTTTAAAGATACTAAAACAGGTCGCACTTTTTATAGTAATGGTAGATTGCTTGATGAAAAAACTGGTAGAATGGGTAAGTACTCTCATGATTCTAAAAATAAAAAAGTAACCATTCAATGGGATAAAGCTAAAGTTGCTACTCCTAAAAAAAGAAAAGGTGATGATACTTACATGGATGAAGTAATTGACTTTGGTTCAAGAACTATAGGCTCAATTGGAGGAGCAGCGCTTTTAGGAGGATCTACATTAGGTGTAGGAACTGTTGCAGGAGCTGTTGGTGGAGATATTGCAGGTAAAAAATTTGGTAACTGGTTAAATAAAAAACTGGGATATAGAGAAGAAGATGATACTTCTCAAGAAGGTTACTCTGTTGGTGAAGGATTAGTGGCAGGTGTTGGAGGTTCTGCAGGACGTTTTATAGGAAAAGCTGCTGCACCACTTGCTAAAAGAGCTGGAGGAGCATTAGTTAAGTATGCTACTAAAGAGGGTCAAAAAATTGCACAAGCTCCACTAGGTAGAGCAGTATCTTCTGTTGCTAAATCTAAAGCTGGACAAGCTGTAGGTAATGTTGCTAATAAAGCTAAGAATGCTGTAACTGGAGGAAGTAAAGCTGCTGCTCAAACTACTAGTAAACTTGCTTCTAAAGCTAATACTCCTGGTGCTGTAAGTAAAGTAGCCCCAACTTTACAATCTTCTAGAGCTGCAGGTAATTTAGGAAAAGTTCCTACAAAAGCAGTTAGAGGACAAAGAGGAAGGTTTACAAAAAATCCTGCAAATACTCCTGCTAAACCTGCTACAGTTAATAATCAATTGCTTACTAAAAGAGGTGGTAATACTTCTACTCCTTCTCAAACTTCTGCTACTCCTGCACAAGGTCCTGTACTGGGACCTGCTCAAGCTAACTTAAGACAAAGTATATCTAATAAAGCTAGAACTGTTGGAAGAAAAGCAAAAGAAACTGGTAAAAAAGCTATTAAGTTTGCTAAAAATAATAAGAAAACAACTGCTACTATTGGATTAGGAGGTGCAAGTTTACTTGGTGGTGGATATGCTCTTTCTAAAGCAAGAACTAGTGGTAAATAAAAAATTCTAATAAAAAATATTAGATAGTATAATAAACAACGTATAACAATTTAAATTAGATAACAACATGTTTGGAGACTTTGTAGAAAACGAAGAATTAGAAAACAAAAAACCTATTCCTGAAGAGACAGGTGTAGAGGAGGATGATGATTCTCAAGAAAAGGGTTTTTATCAAGAATATGATGAAGACCTAATTGAGGATAGTGGAGAAGAGATTTATGATGATGAAGAAGAAAAAACTCCTTATCAAATTCTTATGGAGGATTTGGTAGAGAAAGGAGTTTTATTTGCAGATGAAGACAAGGAGTATGACATTGACGAAGATGGCATTGAAGAGCTTCTTGAAGATACTGTAGATGCAAGAATTGGTTCTCTTTTTCAAGAGAATGAAGAACTTGCTCTTCTCTATGATGTAGTACAAAATGGAGGTACTATCCAAGATGTAATGCAAATATATGGAGATGTAAATTACAGTGAGTTAGATATGTCTGATGAGGGAACTCAAGAGCAAGTAGTAATTGATTATTATACTGCTAAAGGTCTCTCAGAAGATAAAATTGCTAGACTTATCTCAACTTCTAAAGATGATGGAAGTTTTCTTAGTGAAGTTGAGGAAGCATATTCTAATTTAGTTTATTCTCAAAAAATACAAGTTCAAGAGTACCTTGAGTCTTTAGAAAACCAAAGAGTTGAGGAAGAAGAATATGCTATGGAACAAATGGCAATTCTTAGAAATACTATTGATAGTATTGAAGAAATTCAAGGCTTTCAATTAGATAGAAGAACTAAAGATGATTTCTTTAACTATATGACCCAACCAACTAGAAATGGTATGACTAGGTTACAGGAAGATGCTCAAGATTATGAGAAACAATTGGTAATGGCTTTTATGTACTACACTAACTTTAATAGTGAAGACTTAGAAAGAAGAGCTACTAACAATGTTACTGATAAACTATCTAAAGCTTTGAAGAGCCAGAAGGATGGTAATATCCGTTCAGGTTCCTCAGGCAGTAAAAGAAATGTAAACATTGATGATTTTGATGATATTATAATTTAAAAACCTTAAAAACAAATAAATAAAATGGATGTTAATGTAAATTCTAGTAGTCTCCCTAGACTTATTGATGCTAGGGCGGTCTCAGGAGCCTTGACTGACAGCAATAAGCTGGATCAACTGCTCCTTCGTAAACCTTTCCAATTTGGACAGGTTGTATCTTACCTCCTTGGTAAGCAATATGGTCACTCACTCCAGTGCTTAACTGAAGCTCTTGGTAGAATTGAGGAAAAGGAAATTGATAGCAATATCTATCAGTGGGATGTAGCCTACATGAATGATAGAACTATCAAGATTACTGCTGGCGCTACTGGTACTAACCTTGGTCTTAATTGTGCTCCTGTACAACTTACTCTTGAAGAGAAGTGGTTCTCTAGTATTGATAAAGTAAGAACTGATACAGGTTCTCTTGTAAATATCATTGCTGATCCTATTCAGACTGGTAGTGGATGGTTGTATACTTTCCAATTCTCTGACCCTGCTCAGTACTTTGATCCTAATGATATAGTTGTAGGAGCTAAATTGAGTAGAGCTTATTCTCCTGTATCTGAGATGTCAGATAGAGGTGGATGGGTAGATTTCTTCTCTCCTGCCAAATTTGAGAACTACTTCA